GAAACAGAAGATCTATTCGCAAAGTTTCATGCGAATGTACCTTTTGTAAAACAATTAATGGAACAAGCAACAAGAAAAGCAGAGAACGTAGGTTTTTTACGTACGCTTCTTGGCCGTAAATGTCGCTTTGATTTATGGGAACCACGCGCCTTTGGTATTCATAAAGCATTACCATTATGGGAAGCAGAGAAGGAATATGGACGTGATTTAAAGAGAGCGTGGACATATAAGGCATTAAATAGGTTGATTCAAGGCTCTAGTGCTGATATGACTAAGAAAGCAATGGTCGATTTGTATGAAGAGGGGATCATATCTCACATACAAGTACATGATGAATTGAATTGTTCTATACAAGGCAAGGAACAGGCATCACGGATCAAAGAGGTAATGGAGAATACTGTAGATTTAAAGGTGCCTTTAAAAGTAGACATGGAAATAGGACCATCGTGGGGTGAAATAAAGAAAAAATAATATGTTTAAAGAATTGTGTGCAACACTATTTCTATTATGTAATCCAATGATAAATGGATTTGATTTTAGTTATGATATTAATCCAAGAGATGATTTTGTAAAAGGGATAGCAGAGTGTACATTAATAAACAATGCATTCATTCCTCCTAATGAAAGAGTTATTGTTGCTATTAGTGTAGCACAAGCAATACTAGAATCTGATTGGGGGCGTTCTAGATTTGCAAAAGAAGCAAATAATTTTTATGGTATTATAGAAACAGACATAACAGAGCCACATATAAAATCATTGAGAAGTGATATAATGTTAAAAGTATATGGTAATAAATGTGAGAGTGTTTCTGATTATATTGATTTACTTAATACATCTAGTGCTTTTGAAGAATATAGAGATATTCGTATGAAACAAGTATTAGATGATAATGTTAATGTTCCTGAAGTTATCAGCAGTTTAAAAAACTATGCTGTTGATCCAGAATATGTTGATAAATTATTGTTTGTAACGCTTGGTTTATTTAGAAAATATCCACATATATTCAAATCACAAGAAATATCCGAATACTACAAAAATAATAAAAAAACTTAATATTTCCTTGACATTTTTATAAAATCCCATATGTATGGGCTTGTATGAATAAACATACTACATATAGGAGAAAGAGATGACCGACATTAAAAAGTATAAATCTGTCGCGATCAGTATAGATACGTATAAACGAGCCAAACCCATAGCAGAAAAAAATTATATGTCCATGGCTTCTTTTTTACGTTATTTAATTGATAAAGAAGAACAGAAACCTACACTAAAAAACGGAGAAGATAATCATGTCAGACAACAACGATAGAAGAATCAAATCAGCATTATATACAGCAGTTTTGAATAAACTAAATGGAGAATTGTCCGAACTTGAGGCTAAAGAAGTGCTTTTAACAAATGCACCGGCTTACATTACGAGTAAAGATTTTGATCACGCGGATCACATTGAAGAGTTAAAAAATATTATATTAGAAAAAGTACACGTTAGTGATGCTATTAAAGATATAAAAGCAATTTACTTTGCAGAACAGATCGCGAAAACAAATGAAAAAACAACTAATAGTTAGTGCAGTAAGAAAAGTAAAAGATAAAGTGATTGTGTCCTACACAGACGGGACTATAAAAGAATTTACAGTTTCCGAATGGGAATACTCTTACGGAGAAGGTCGCCGTTTGTGGGAACAACACGAAAAAGAATTTAAAAATCCGGAGAACTTTGATGGCTGAAGAACAAATAGCATTTGATATTTACCAACCGTTTGGACCAAGTGTTCTTAAAACTAAACTACCTCAATTGTATATTGACGGACTGAATAAACAATCTGATGATATATTAAATGATGAAGAGAAAAGTAAAGAAAGAGATTGGAGCCATAATCTCGCCGGTAATGTTAAAAAAGAAATAAGTATAGACCACATGGCAATCAAAGGTTTACCAGAATTCCTTGCGACCATATCGGAGGAATACACGAAGCGCGTATTACCTGATTATCTCCCCGAAGGTACTAAAGTGGCGTTCCGTGTTTGGACAGTCAGTCAGTTTGCAGGTGATTTCAACCCGATTCATATTCATGATTCCAATCTATCGGGTGTTTGTTTTCTAAAAATTCCTCCTGAATTTGAAAAAGAGTACGAAAAAGAAGATCATCATCCAACGGCTGGCTGTCTTGAGTTTATTGGTTCTATACCAAATCATTTTGCAAGGCATAGTTTTTTAGTTAAACCAGAGGTAGGAGACTTTTATATCTTTCCTAGTTGGTTAACACATCAAGTCTATCCCTTCAGAAGCGATGGAGAGAGACGTTCTATGGCTTTTAACGTGCATTTTACAATGGAAAACCCTATGAAAGGCGTTAATGTCTAACATAATTGAGACTAAATACGATAAACAAGCTAAGAATTTAAGATATAGATTTGATAAAGAAGGATTTAGACGCGCACGGTGGGAACAATTAGACCGTAAAGAAAAAGATTACTGGCGCGGTAGAGTACAACAATGGAGTCAAGATAGGAGAAACTATGCAAAAGAGAGAGTTTAAAGACGCTATGAAAGAAATGTCATATCATGTAGCTAATCGTATTAAGTATTATTCTGATGAAATCGTGTTTAATTACAAGACACAAGAAGGTAAAGTCTTAGATGGCACCGATCTTAACAGCGCTAGAACAATCTTATATGTTATTTTAAATAAGTTATTAGAGGATTTTGAGCCAAAAGATAATAAATACGAGAAAATAGAGAAGGATCTTTGTAATTTTTTCGATATTTCCTACGAGAGTCGAGAGTATGAGGAAGAAGAGCTAGGCTGAACAAGAGATACACTCCTCATCTTCGTCATAATTAGTTACAAATACCTCTTTAGGAGTTGCTTTATACGTCACGGTAGGCTTAGTAGGAGCTTCAGGAGGTTCTTCTGCACATTCACACATTTTCTTTGATTCTAATTCTTCTATTCTGCTTTGTAAATATACAATAACATCCTTCAATTCTTCTACCGTCATATTTTCTCCTTATGGTTTGTTTTGGGGGTAAGCTTCTAGCTATACACCTAAACACCATATGGGATCAAGTTATTTTTTAGATAAATGTTCTCCAATGCCCCAAATCATCACGGCGATGAATGCCAGTATAACAATAATAGCAACTAATCCTGTAAGTATGAGAATATTCATTTCTTTTTCTTCCTCTTAAAGAGTTTTGTCCACTCTAGCTTTGGTCCAAAGTAGATGTTTTGACATTTTTTACCAAGCCAATCAAAATCCCACCACCATTGCCAGACGTGTTCTTCTTCTTTTTCCTTTTCCTTTTTTTTACGCTCTCTTTTTTGTCTGACTGATTCTTTGTGGCTTATGTTAAGAAGTTCTTGCTCCTTTTTCATATGCTTATAGAAGTCATCAACCAAGAGCAGCCATGTTCGCACTCATACCTTGCGCTCTGTTTGGCGTTTGTTTTGCCCAACGTGAGTCAAGCATTTCGCTCGCCGCCGTAGAATAGTCTAGCCCAGACAATGCTTTCCACATATTACGGAACTTAGAGACACCTGTTTTACCAAGCTGAAAGATCATTTCTATAATGATTTCTTCTGCTACCTCGTCCATATCCATACAGCCATTCTCCGACATCAAGTCTTTTGCGCCTTTGATTGCTGTTTGTAAGTCGTGTTCTAGTATGGTCATTAAAAATTTTTCTTCGTACTCTTTGTCGTCTTCCCAAAAATCTTCAACGCATAAATGCCCGACGCCCACGGTTCTTTTGCCCAGGGTATCTAGGTATACTTTGTTTCTGTAGCCCTCGTGTTTTTTTACGGAAGCTAGTAATCTATCCATGTTCATGTATATATCCTTGTCTTTGGTCTTTTATGTTTTAACATTCTTCCAAATCCTCTTGGTTTTACTATAATAAATCCACCATCCTTCTTCTTTACAAGGGGACCTGTTCCTACATTACGTTTACTTTTCATTGCACCCCCTGTAAGTGCTTGCCCTTTCAATCCTAATCCTGTAGGATCACCTTTGGGTTTAGATGCAATCTCTGGTTTCATTCCAGCGGCATTTGCTTTTATTTGTGTAACAGCTAAACCTCCATCTTTATAATCTTTAGCCCATCGTTTAGCTATTTTTGGTTCGTTAG